TCGGCGTGTTTGGTAATTTGATATGCCTCAAAACCAGTTAAAATTGCAATAGCTACAATTACGGCAGTTATTATTGTCATTTCCTTATCCTTAGCCATGGTATGCGTATGCCATTACAACCGATCTAAAAATGGCGCTTGCCACTTTTATATCTGTTGCCCCTTTGTAAGTGTTGTAAATTCGCTTGTAGTATAGCGCCATTGCCTCAAAATCATCTGCCGCTGGCAATGGGTCTCTATCAAAATAGTATTTCATGCGCGCAATCATAACCGCTGCATATAAGTTGCCAGCTAAGTAATCAGCTTTAAACGGTAACATATCCATCTTTAAAAATTGTAACATTTTGCTGACAATTTTAGGGTATTTTAAACAAGAGCGAGTTCGCAAATCATTGTATGTTGCAGGCTCTATTTGCCATAAGCTTAGCGCTGGCCCCGGGGTTTGTTTTATATACGTAAGCCTGGACTCGATAATTCCGGTCCCTATGATTAGGTTCTCAGCGGACAGCCCCCCGAGCCCCATAAAGTCCAGGGGGGGTTTAACTATTAAGTTTCTGAGCTGTGCTTGATCAAGCCCCATATAGTTACCTAATAGCCATAATCTTTATTGTTTGACTTGCGTTTTTTTTCAACACTTTTAGGTTTTTTGTCTTCCTTTTTAGGTCCCATACCCTTAACCATAACATCTCCTTAAATATTAACTAAATTCCCACACGATAACTAAACCACTACCGCCTGAGCCGCCCACGCCACTTGTGTCAGAGTTGCTTGAAGCGCCGCCACCACCACCGCCAGAGTTTGATAACGCAGAACCTCCAGTTACAGTGAGAGAACCTGCGGAAGTTCCACTAGTTCCACCAGTTCCACCAGATCCTAATACTGTAGAGCCACCATTGCCGCCCATAGATCCTACTAATACAACAGCTATGCCAGATATGCCGGCCATGCCTGATTGGTTTATATCACCACCCGACGCTGTGCCACCCGCACCACTGTTGACTAAAAATCCATTTAGCCCTGCTATGGCGCTATTCCCTAGCGTGCCTCCATTGGCGGTTAATGATCCAAATGTTGTGGCATTGCCGCTAACGGCAGGCGCGCCACCAGAGCCAATTGTATAAGTATATGTGGCGCCTGGAGAGAAGATTAGTTGCTGGAAATAACCGCCACCACCACCGCCACCACCAGCGCCAAGCGTAACAATGCTGCCCGTGGTAGCGCCACCACCGCCACCGCCGCCAACGCCCTCAACTAAAATCATGTTGATGCCGCCTGGCCTGGTGTAAGTTGCCGCTGCTCCAGATGTTAGTATTTGTCTGGAAACAAGGCGCCCACCAGTAATGGCCGCAGCGTTCCCTACTTGGGATTGCATTTGAAAGCTTGTACCATCATAAATAACACTAACTATCTGGCCCGCTAAAATGTCGTTGGTGCTTAAGTTTGTAGCGCCATTTTTTAATATAGTTATGGCCCCTAAACCGTCGACATTTAAGCTTGCAGCTCCTGTGTTTGCGCTGTTAGCCTTGAAATTAATTAACTGGCCAACCCCTAGGCTTGTAACAGTTGGGGACATAGGGATGGCATATGCATCTGTAGCCCCACCATCAGCCCCATAGATTTGTGCCGTGTTTTGTAACACAACGTTTGCCGGAATGCCGCCGCCTGGAGGCAATGACTTTAAATCTGGGGTAATAATTGAATTATAAACGCTGCTAAAGCTAGCTGTTAGCGAGTTTGCATCAGGCGTAAAAGTTACCAATACACTGGCTGCTGACACGGAAACTGTAGTAATTGCACCGTATAAAGTAGATGTATCATTAAGCTTTAATCTGCCGCCCGCCTGAAACACATTTGCAATTGTTACGGTATTCCAAGACGCTGTAACTACAGAGAAGCTGTTGCCAGATACTCTGGTTACCGTATAACCCCAATTAAACCATTGCGCATCATTCCATTGATTACGAATAGAGGCCATCATTTGCCTGGCGCAATTATTAACACTTGATGGTGGTTGACCCTCTGGCCAATATATGGGTACAGGCCCTAGTGTTCCATTAGCATTTGGTGTTGTTGACCAAATCGTTATTTCTGATGCCATAACCAATCCTTATTTTTTAGCTAAATTCCCATACTACGATTAAACCGGAGCCGCCATTGCCACCATTGTGAGTGGTATCTCCGCTATTATTTACGGCACCTGAGCCACCGGCACCGGAGTTTGCAACAGCATTAACACCCGCGCCATTAGGAACCGAGCCACCTTTTGCGCCGCCACCGAAATAACTGCTACCGCCATTTCCGGCCGATGATCCAATACCTGCGGCCGAAAAACCATTTGCTCCTGGTTGGCCTGGCTCGTTAAAATCACCACCGCTTGCAGATCCAGCGGCCCCTGAGGCGCCAATTTGACCAGCAGCCCAGCCTGTGACAGATGCTGCGCTTGTGCCGCCATTTGCGGTCATGGTGTCAAAAGTTGTGTTTGCAGCCGCACCGCCCACGGTGTAAGTATATGAGCTAGCCGCCGAACTATAGAACTTTCTACAGTATCCTCCGGCCCCGCCTCCGCCACCGGCGGATAAAGTTACCGCAGTTGCTATTGCGGTGCCACCGTTACCACCACCACCAATAGCCTCAACTAATATTTGAGTAACCCCTGCAGGCCTGGTGTAAGTGGCGGCTGTCCCACTAGTTAAAACTTGAAAGCTTTTGAGCTGGCCTGTGGTTATTACAGAATTTGCAGTCTGACTTTGCATTTGGAAATTAGTGCCGTCATATACAACCGAAACAACCTGTCCCGATGCGATATCGCCATCAGCTAAGGTTTGATTAAAACGCTTAACAATAGTTTTAGCGCCCAATGCATTAACATTTAGCGTTGCAGCTCCCGTGTTTGCAGTGCCTGCTGTAAAATTAATAACCATGCCAGCGGTATAAGCGCTTGGTGCTGGGGCTAAAGTAATTGCATAAGCATCTGTACCCACGGAGTCTGCGCCATAAATAGGGCTGCCGTTTTGGTCTACTTTCGTGGTTATATTAATCGAGGAAAAAGTAACAGAAGTTGTGCCAACTGTTACAACTGCCGCTGTTAGCGTCCAAACAGTGCTGGCATTAACTGTGCCGCCAATTGCTTCAACCAATGAGCCGGCGGTCATTTCTGACGCCTGATCAAGATCAGTGGCTCTGGTTAATACCCAGTTTGTAGCCCCTGTTCCAACTGTGGTCACAGTATAAACACCGTTTTGTGCTGGAGCTGCTTGATTCTTGATTAATACGCGCTGACCAACTGTTGGGCTAATGCCATCTAATTGAATTGCAGCTTGTGCTCCAGCATTGGTTAATGTTGCCCCAACCCCAGATGAACCGTTAGCGTAAGTTACCGTCAGAGCTCCAACTGATGCCGCAACTACGGGAACCAAGATTACGCCGGATACAGAGCCGCTACCGCCGCCCCCGCCACCTGCTCCAGATAATAAAGTTGTAAGTAATGTCATTTGTCATCCTTGACTAAAAATTAATAAAAGGTCCTAGTGATAACCTGGATAGTTCTATCGGCGCCCTCAGCTGTTCCCATTACCAGCTTAATGTATTGCAGCCCAATTAAATCCCCTGGCGTAAATAAGATGATGCGACTAGCGGCGCAAGTAACCGCTAATTGAGTGCCAGATGTATTATAAAGAGCCGTAAAAGTGCTATTATCTTGGCTGCCTGTATATGTAAGCGCGGTACTGGTCAAATCCGATGGCATGATAACCCCAACTATTCCTTGTCCATTACAATCAATAGCGTTACTTGTAGTTTGACCCGAAGCCACCGTCAGGGACGTTGTTTGAAACTGGGTGTTGCCGTTAAAAAATATCGTCATTCTTTTTCCTCGTCCTTGTATATTTTCTTTGCAGTTTTGGCGGCAGCTACCGTTCCAGACACTGCAGGGATAGTTAACTCTTTCTTTTTGGCCAAAACGCGACCAACTGGCGATGCTTTGGTTTTAACAAGCTCGCCTATGTTATTTACTAAGCCTTTCCACTTTGGCGAATCAGCGGGTAGCTTTGCGGCAGATAACAAAAAATTCCTGCCTTTAACGCTTGTAAGCAACATATTTAAAGCTCCAAACGCAGCCGTGGTCCCCGCGGCACCGGTTGCCCCGGCCTTGCCCATGGCGGTTGCTAGCATATAAGCCACTGCTTGCACCCCGGTTTCTGGAGACTTCATTTGACCTGATCTATCTATGTGGCGCATCAGGCTCGTAAGGCCGTCTATCTCTTTGCCAGCTTCGCCTTTAAAAAATATGTTGCGCGATGTTTTAAGTTTTTCTAAATATGTTGCATATTTAGCAGGGCTAAACACCCCCTTTTCATCTCCGGCACTATACAGCGCATTTTTAACAATCCCAAATCTAACCGCAGACTGGCCCTTGGCGTCTAGTGCCTTATAGAACTTTGCAGCTCGTGCTGTGCCAAAGTCATTTACATCGCCGCCTGATTTTATGAACATTGAGAAAATCTTGTCTGGGTCGGTTTCCGATCTCAAAGCTTTTATAATTGCCGGGTCTTTAAATGGCACCACTTCATTTTTATAAAACGAGTCTGCAGATTTCCAAGCTTTTTTTAAATCATCACCGTTATTTGTGGCAAATTTTTCAAGCTCGTCTTCAACGCTGTCGCGAACCCTCGTTAAATATTGCACACCTTTTTTACCAACCAGGGTATTTTTTCCAGCGTAAAAATCAGATATTTTGTCATTTAATGTAGAGCGTATATCTCGCAACTCATCAAAACTTAATTGCTGTGGTGACTCTGTAGCAGCTTTGCCTGGTGTTGCAGGCTTGCCGTCAGCACCTAAAACATTGCTGGGCTTTATCTCTGGTGTTCTTTTAATTAAATCTTTTCTAATTGCAGATATTGATTTAATTGCGTCCTTGTTAGTCTCTGGAAACTTATTAAGCTGCTCTAAGAATCCATCTACTTGCTTTAAAACAGGCGCTACGTTTAAATCACCCTTGGCTTTGGCAATGCGTGATACTTCGCTATACATCTCATCTGCCACTAATTTATTTTGCAGAAGCTTTTTGTTGCCAGATGTTTTAATTAAATAATTCCAGTCATCACCGCCAGATTTTAAATCGTCTAAAATTTGTTGAGCTTGCTTTGCGCGTTTACCGTCGCCCTTTGCAACTCGCTCTATAACCTTAAGGCCGTCATCCTTTTCAAGCGCCATCCGGATCATTTCATCGTCATACTTTGTTTCTAAGCGTTGCGCGGCTTCTTTGGCGGCACCTTGTTGTTTTAACCTTTTGCCTACAGTATTAAAAAATATGGGCTTTTCACTTAAAACGCCCGCTTTTTCAATTATTGAGCCAGGCGCTGCAACGTCCTGGGCAAATAGAGGAATGTTTTCTTTTTCAGATGTTGCAATTAATTTTTTTGCCTTATCTGGTAATGCGGGCTCTTTAACAGAGCGACTTATTACACTGCCAGCACCACGAATGGCCTCTGGGAATAAAACACCACCGGCAGCACCTAACACACCGCTCTGCAATCTATCCTCTATTGGGCCATATTCGGCCGCGCCACTTAAAAGACCAGCCGCTGCATTGTTTGCGGTCCGGGTCGCAAAGTTTTTGCTGCTACCTGGTAATATATAGTTAAGCGGTGCCGACACTAAAGCTTTACCGGTCATATCCCCTAAAAAAGACGCCACGGGATACTCTTGGGATAACCGGGATTGCTCGGCCTCTCTGTTTCGTGCAAGCTGTCGACTTCCTTGCGCTAGCGAATCAGATCCAAAATTTTCCATTATAGGGCCGCTTAAGCCATGCATTATGGTATCGCCGCCATATGCGGTAGATTTTAAATAAGCATTTGACGCAGATCCCACGTCTTTAACATTTTGCGCGCCTTGAGAGATGGGCGGCGTATAGCTTTCAGACTCTGCCATAAACTCAGGCTCTGGGGCTGCTGGTTCGTCTTGGTATAAATATGCTCTGGCTTCTTCAGGGGTCATTGATTGTACCTCGCCATAAATTCAATTTCTGCACGAGTGGCCCGCTCTATAGGTTTCTCCGAAAGCCGGGCATATGTAAATTCAGGGTCAACCCATAATTTCCAACCTTCTGTAATCTCTTTATCAGTTGCAGGAACTAGCAAGCCATCTTTGCCAGGCTTGGCAAATGGTTTAGTATCCAGCCATTTCTCGTAGGTTTCTGTGGCTCCAGATAACGAGCCATTTTCCTTGTCATACTCTCTTAGGAAGCGAGCCTCATACTGCCCCTCTGATCCAAATGGTATTAATGCGTCCGACAAGGTCTCTATAGTATCTAGACTTACGTTTTGACCAGGCACTGCTTTAGAGAATTGCTGCTCTATAAATTGGTTTGGTCTTCCGCCTAGGCTTTTAACTTGCTCTGACATCAAGTACACCGCATTTTTATTTAAACGTTCCACAAGGGCTACGTTTTCTTGAGATGCCTTGCTGCCAAGCGATGCTGCAATTTTATTTCTATCCAATTGATTGGTTAACCAGAAACGAGATGGATCTAAATTACGTTTACGCATTTCTTGTGCAATTTGTTTGGTTTCTTTGGCACGGCGAACTAACTCGCGGCTTGGCTTTTCGCGTTCCTGAGCATCCCCTAACGTCTTAACGTCAAGCTCGGCTATTTTTTGCTGTTTAACCTTTTCGGTATTATCGCCGATATTAACTTGAGTCGATGGTTTTAACTTGGCGTCATACATAAACTTGCGAGCTTCGGGGCTGGTAATGTCGCCATAAATAGCGCGTGCCACTTTTACAATTTCAGGCTCAGTTAAGTCGCCGGTTAAAGCTTTAATGGCTTCCTCTGTCTTGCCTTCCATCATATACATTTGGGCGGCCTGGGCCTGAGCTGGCGTTACTTCCATGCCGTTATTTAAACGTATCAAGCCTTGATCTCGAGCTTGTCTGCGCTCTAACCCACCCTGTATACCTGCTCCCTCTGGAATTGGTCCCGGCGTTACAGGCGGAATACCAGATGGTACAGCCGCTGCATTTGGCGCGCCTTGTGGTAATAAGCCACCTACAGATGGCGGTATAAATGGACTTATTGGCCCCTGTGGCGCTTGCTCTTGATTTAACATCCCAGGCATGTAAGGGGGCGCTTGTGGGCCACCTAAGTTGTCTGGGTTTAATAGGGTGGGGGAAGACATGGCAGCTCCCCCCATAGGAGAAAATTGCGGCATTTGTGGAGGTGGCGGGGCTTGCTGAGTTTGTGCAAAATCTATAGTTGGCCTCTGGCTTTGATTCCCATCAGGCATCATAGAGCTCATTAAATCTCTAAAGCGTTGTGTTTTTTCTTGAAATTCGCGTTCTGACAGGCCGAATTTTTTTTCATCAGCACCAATGCGCCGCTCATCTTGGCCTAGTTTTTTTCTATCAACATCCAGGCCACCTTCTAAAACTTTAAGCTTGCCTTGCTCTATAGCTGTTTGGCGCTCAGTGTCGGTACGTCCCTGCATGGCCTGCAAGCCATTCCCAAAGGCGCCACTTAAGCTGCCTGCGGGCTGGTTCGACAGTAGCCCCTGGGCAAGCGCCATGGCCTCGGGTGTTTTTATAAAATCAAGCAATCCTTCCCATCCGCTCATCTACATACCTCCGCCCATGCCGCCCATACGAGGTGGCATTCTAGGGATTTGGCCCATAGCCCCGCCTTGAATCGGCGATAAGCTTTGGCCTAGGGCGCCTGCCATCTGGGGCATAGTTTTCATCAACTGTTGTATGTACTGCTGCCTTAAGCCCATTGGCTGCACTTCTTCGGGCGCAAATTGCCCAAAGCCAAAACCACCAAAGCTTGATGGTAAATTTGGTAAGCCTGGCTGCGTGTCTGCAAATTCAGTTGGCGCTTGCATCATGCCGGGATTGCCCTGCATGCCACCCATATCCATACCAGGCATTTGCCCCATCATCTCAGGTCCGGGTGCCTGTGGGCCTTGTGGCATCTGCGGGGACGCCATATTGCCATCTCCGAGCAAGCCTTGCCCTGGCATTGGCCGTGAAAATGGATCTTGGCGCTGTGTTTGCATCATCTGCATAATTTGCTGCATCATTTGTGGGTCAAATTGGCCGCTCATCTAATCATCCTTAAAATAGATTTGGCATCGACTGCCATAAGTATTGTCCACCAAGCCCCAACAGGCCACCTTTTAACGCGCCCTGGTATGGGTTTTGCGGGCTACCCAAGTATCCACTCAAGGCGCCTGCCATGCCTGCGCCACCTAATGAACCGTAAGGGCCTGCGATTGCCCCGCCCGCCATGCCGCCTAAAGTTGGCAGGCTCCACAGGGCAAAATCTTTAGCATGCGGGCCGAAAGTTTGCTCAAACTGCTGCATATATGTCTGTGGTGCAACCTGAGCCTGCGGTTCGTAATTTTGCATGCCGTCGCTATTTAAAAGCCCAATCATTGCAAGCCCCTAAAATAGCCCGGCCAAGGCCCCTAAGCCGCCACCTATAGCCGTCCCCCATCCAGGAGATATTTTGGTACCAAGGGCCGCACCACCTAGTGCGCCGCCTAAAATGCCCGCACCTTTATTGCCTTTGGGGCCCATGGTGGTTTGTGTGGTTTGTGAGCCAACGCCACCCTGCACGAGTGACATATAATTTTCTAAGCGACGCCACTCGTCTAGCTGATTAAAGTCATGTCTTGCAATGGCCTCATCTATGCCTGACTGCGTTTGGCCTTCGCGTTGTTGCCCAACCCCGGCTAAAGCTCTTAAGTCGTTGAAATCGGCTTGCGCTGCCTCTGGGGCAAATAGCATGGCGCGTAATTGGTTTTGGCGTTCATTGCCATACTGAGATGCAAAAGCATCTGCTAGCGCCTTGGTTTCTGCTTGTCGTGCCAAACCTGAACCAAAGCGCCCGCCAGCATTAAATCTTGATTCGACACCCGGAATAATTTCATTGGCCGCTGCCTGATAAGCCGCATTAAAACCTTGTCCACCGTGCAGGTAATCACCGCTTAAAGTGTTCATTAACTGTTGATTTGACGCTCTTTGTACCGGGCTGCCAGCTAGTGCTCGCTGCTCTGTTAGATTAAGGGCGTTTTCGGTTTGCGGAGAGAAATTGGCATAAGTTTGACCGCCATAGTAAGTGATAGGGGCCTGATAGGCTTTGCGCGCTAATTGCCATCCGTCGGTTAAATGCTGTTGTTGTGGCTCCCATGGGGCGGTATTGTTTACGACAGTTTGCTGCGTGCTGCCCTTACCCTTGGCTAAAGGAACAAACCCAGTATATTCCACTAGGTTTGCGGTAATAATTGAGCATCCTTGCCCTTTGCCCCTGTACTGGCAAACTACGTCCCTTAATAGCTTCATATTTTCAATCTCATTACTGTATGTATTTTTTCAAAGTTTTGCGCTTTAAGTACCTTCTCCCAGCCAGGGCGCCCGTAGAATTCAAGCCTTGCACAACCCCTACCCTTTCCATACTCCATAAGGTCTGGCAACAATGTAACAATTTTGTCAAAATTATCACCAGATACTAGAAATATCATCAAACACCGCGATTGCGGGTAGTCAAATATTTCTGTTAAAACGCATCCTTGCGCTTTCTTCTCTTCATCATTATAGACCACCCAAAGAATGAGGCCCTGGTCTAAAATCATTTGCTTAACGTCACTTAAAGTGTACTTGCCGTCGGCATATTCCAGGCCTCTTGTTATGTAACCCTCTACATCATTCCACGCCTTTTTAAGGTTGTCCGGGTGAATAGGAATCAGTCTCATTTATCCCACCAATATAAAATTAAAAGTTCTATCGTTTTGATTATTAACTGCATTGGTAATGATAAATTTATTTGTAAGTGGATCTTTAGTTGAGACCCACATGGTTGCAGTTGATATAGCCAGCGCCGCATTAGCGGTAGTTGGTTCAAATAAAATTATGGTATTGGGCCCTAGGCGCCCCTTAGCTAGCACAACGGTGGTGCTTGAGGTGCTGGTATTTAAAGTTACGATGCCCGTGTTGTTTGTTTTGCCATTTAAACAGCCGTTAATGGTGAGCCTGGCATGGAAGATCCAATCGTTGACATCTTCGCCGTTAAAGGGCGGTACACCTGGGAAAGTTGTTTGCTGGCCCACTACTGCCTCCCCACCGGGGTGGTAGTAATAATGTCAAAGCCCTGGGCGTCACGAAAGCTACCAGTTATATTAAATTGCGCTCGCATAAAGCGGCCATTAGCGCGCACCGGGATGAATCCGGCGCTATTAAGACTGCAAATAGGGCCATAGCTTGCCGTCTCAGACTCTAGGTTTCGCGCTGCTATTTGAGCGGTTACGGTGCCAGAGCTTCTGTTTATGTGTGGGCGTATTAATGATATTTGGGTGCGATTTGGCTCTTTAAACCATGCCTCGCCTGTTTCTATTGTTGCATCTAATGGTGCGCTATTAAGCGCCGATAACCCAAGGGCTGTATCTATTATGCCCAAAACATTTAAGCTGCCTTGCCAATACTTGGAGTCAAGGGAAATATCGTTAGGGGGTGGCTCTGGCAACGCGTCTAAATTGGTAGATACCGCATCTAAACCATCTAATGTGTAAGCGGTTGAAATGGGGTTAAATAATATGTATTGGTCAATTTTTGCATAAGACCAGCGCTGCTTTGATCCAGGCGAGTAATTATATAATAAAATAGTGTCAGGAATAGCTCCGGTTGCATTAATGCTAGGGTAGGACCAGCAAATGATGTTTTCGCCAGGATATAAAGCAACAGACATTCGATCGAGATTTGATATATCAACATCACTAAAAAATGTTTCATCAACTTTGCCGTCCCCGATAGGGATTGATTGTTGGCCGTCAAAAACAAAAAAACCATCTTCTGCAAGATAGGCCACATTGTCGCCAACTTTTATCACCGAATTTGCAGCAAGCGCGCCTCTATTACTTTCTACTAAATCAAATTGAAATACTAAAGGTGAGCCTATATATGACATTCTAGTGATGCCACGCTCTTGAAATATTAAGCCAAACTCGCCGCCAACTACTTTTTGGATGTAGCCAAAGTCATTTTTTAAATCTTGAAAGTCTGCTTGTGTTGTGGCATCCACTGTCCACGAGGTTGACGTGCCTATGCCTGCCCATCTAACGCGCTGTGGCTGAAATAAATCAACATCATCCCATGTGTTACCCACCACTAAAAAATTATCAACCGCGCCTATGTGGCGGGCTTTTGGGGGCGTTCCAGCTAAGTCTGCAAAGGGGCTGCCGCCAAGGGTAATAGTTTGTATTTTGTCATTAAAGTTAGTGGCGATTACGTCATAACCCCAGGATACAAACTCCCATGCTTCTTCGGAACCGGTTGCGTAACCGCCAACCCTTGAGACATCAGTAAATGTAGATCCACCAAAAGAGTAAAGCTTATCTACGGTGCCTATAAAAGTATAAATAGTGCTGGTATTATCCTGTCCGCGCGCCGAATACGCCCCTTGCGGGCGCGCATCTATAGTGTTTGATGATATTTGCGACGGGCTTGGAAATGGACGATAGCCGCTTGAGGCTGGCAAAATATTTTGGCAGTTAACCAGTCCCGGGTTTTCCAGGGGAGCTATATCAGGTAAATATTCGCCAAATTCTAACATTTATTACCAACTTGTCCCTTTAATATGGCCGCTTATGCCGGTCATGCCTTCATTGATTCGATTTAAAACTTCTTTTGCGTCAAAGGCTTCTTTTTCATATTCGGCGGCTTTTTCTGCATCTAAAATCACGCGCTTGTACAGCCATCGTAATGCCTCGGCTTCAATTAAATCTTCGGCCTCTGGAATTGTTAAAAAGTCGTTGGTGTCAGACGGAAAAACTAAGAGAGCAAAAACTTTTTGATACCAGATTTTTATTGCATAGGTGTCTTGGGGTACCGGATAGAACCAAACCTTTTGTGCATACCATGCCCAGTCAGTCATTTGCCCTTGATTATTATTGACGTTTGCATTAATGATAAATTGAATATCGCGCTGCAACACATCATAGTAAATGTTATTTACGTTGACTCTAAAAAAGTCTATTTGTCGTATATCATCTGGGAGTCCATCGGCCGTGCCATACTCCCAAAGACCCTGGGTTGTAACAAAGTCACCGGTTACCTCATCAAACCACCAGCGTTGATTTGAATACTTGGCTATTGCGCGATTGATGGCTAATTGCACATAGGAATTAATATCCGTTCGCAATAAATAGCCTTCAATGTTTGTCTGCATCTGTAAAAATGTACTCATAATTAGTACTTATTCTTTTTTGCAGTTGGATCAGGTGCTCCTGCGCCCGGCTTTGAGCCGCGCTTGCGATATGGCGTGCCGTTAGGCTTTACGATATCTTTTGGATATGGGGCAAACATTTCGTATTTTTCTTTGTCGCCTGCTGGGGCGGTTTTAGAAATCATGTTTGAATTTGGTACTTTTATGGCCATTTTCTTTTGCTCCTCCATGAGCTCGCGCTCGCGCGCTTCAAATATCTGTCTACGACGCATTTGCATTCCTTTGCATCTCTGCGGCTACAAACTTAGGAACTTTTATAATTGTCCCATCTTGCGTTTTTACTTGCGCTGCATGTACTGAGTTACCCATTAATTCTTGCCAGTTGGTAACCAGGTTCATTTTTTGATGCTCTGTAAACCACTTATCAGCGTGTTCGCTGGTTTGGGTTTCCTTAAAAGCTGGCACCCCTTGAGTATAGTGTACGAGCTTAGGGTTTTCCCGGGGCGCGTCATATCCAACCAAATGATTCCACTCTCTAGGCAAATCACCCACCAGGGAATCGTCTACCCAGGAGATGTCATGTAGTCTTGGGGCGGCTTCGATGAACTCGGGCGTTAGCATGTGGCACTTATCGCAGTTAAACAGCATCAAAGATGCGCGCTCAAACTTCAAATCGTTTTTGGACACCATTACCGCATACTTGTCATCTTTCATGGCAAATAGTTTGGCAATGTCGTCTAGTACCACCATGTCTAAATCTAAAAATAGCGCCCATCCTCTGTAGTCACAAAGATAGGGCACCAGAAACCGCGAGTAGGTAAATGGTGTAAGCCCTTCTCGCAGGATTGGTAGCTGCGGCAGCACCAACGGAGTAATCGCTACGGGCTGGGATGCCCGGGTATATATAGAACTAGCTAGGACATTTAAGCTAATTGGTTGTCTATGATCATATCCTATGAACACTCTCAGCATATTCTTCCCTTAATATAACTAAATTCTCGCTTCGCACCCTTATGGGGCCTTGCCCAAAGCGCTCCTTAGCGCCATAGCCTGGGGCTAGTAGGACACAGAGACGATTTTTATAGTATTTATCAACCTCAAATATTTTGGCCGATATCTCTTTGCAATATTCTTGCCGATCCCCCGTTGTAAAATATTTCCACCCTTTTACAAAGTCGCCGCCACCCCACACCCCTGGATTGCTTCTAATCCATACCACCGCGCGGGGCTTAATCCTAGCAAACATACTATTTAGCGTCAGTTGATGCTGTTTTGCAGCCAGCGATATAGCCTGTACGTCCGGCAGGGCGTGACATGAAAGGGATAGATTTTTTAGCTTCCTTCATAACGCGGCCTGCGGCAGCATTAGTAAAGTCTTTGGCTTTGTATTGGCTTGAGTGTATTTCGGATGGTTTTGGGCCACCTAAACATGATTCGTATTTAGACATGAGATCCTTCTCCTGTAATATTAATTCGTGGGCTAACCACTAATAGATATTCTAGCACATCTGAGCTTTCTGGATTAACTGCTATGCCACTGCTTGCAAACTGCAGGATATGAAACAAGGGCATTAACTTCCCAAGCCACCATCTCTCGTCCTGCTGTATTAAGTGCGCGTTACGGCCGTCCTCTAAAGTCTTTTTAGCTGGCCTATTAGCAACTACAAAATACCCTAATTGCTTGGTTAAGCGACAAAGGTCTGCTAACACAGCATCAATGCAATCAGGCTCTATATGCTCTAAAACGTCTGTGCAAACTACTATATCAGCGGGGCTGGGCAGCTCAGCATACTTTGGAACTGCAGGATCATATTGATTAATTGCAAATGGTAAATTCTGAGCAAGGGTAGACTTGCCGCAACCATAATCCAATAGGTCAGTGCTTCCCACCATCTTGCAGGTGACCTGAATATGTGATGCCCACTTGTGCCCAGAGGTCCCGTAGTGTTTATTTGTCTCGTGCAGGCGCTCATTTAGTTTCCGATATTCTTCCGTGATTAGCATTTAATAAATTCCCTTTATGCTCTAACTCCATAGCCACATCAGCAACCACCGTGCTCCAGTTGCCGCCCTCTAATTGCCATCTATTGGTAACCGACTTATACCAAGGCGCATCCTCGCCATATGGCCCCACTTGCCACAAGGCTTCCTTAGGGCACATCTGAATAGTGCGAACGCCAAGGGCGCCCGCCAAATGAATTACCGACTGCGGCACCGAGATAACCAGATCTAGATTAAACAGCAGCCCTGCAGTTAAGTCGTAATCATCTACAATATCTTGCCAATGAGTTATAACGTCCCTGCCTTGTGACTCATTAAAAGCGTCAACCTCGGCACGGGCGTTGCAGTGGTACTGCAGGGATATAATATCATACTGATCTTGAAAAATCGGTAGCAGTTCGGTAAGAGGGATTGATCTAGTAGGTTTGTTGGTAGAGCCCACGCCACCTTTCCAGCTAATGCCTATTTTAGGCTTGCGGCCCTTAACGTCTAGCGTTACTAGCCTGTCTGCTGCTTTATCAATGTATTTTTGTGCCACGTTCAAATAGGGCGCGCCTGGAAATGCGTCTTTGCTTTTCCTGTAGAACTGCCCAAGTTGCGATATAGGTATTTGAAAATCAATCTGCTTATGATTTTTAAGCCAGCTAATTTCTATGGCCTTGCGCGTCCCATAAAAAGTTATATTTTTAAAGCTGCCTCTAAACATCTCTAGTAAGCGTGGGTGAGTTTCCATGATGACGTTTGCATCTTGCGCTATTTCATTTAGCATCGAGGCAAACATAATCTCGTCGCCTATACCCTGCTCACCATAAACAACCACAGTAGGCTTGCTCAAGGCTACGCCGGCCACGGTATGTGGGCGTGGGCCACCCCATGCTGGCGTTGTTCCATGTGGAGCGTGATAGTTGCGAGTCTTGGCTTCTTTTTGCAATAGATTATAACTGTAACCTTCAAAGCCTTTGTCATAAACGCCAGACTCAAGGTAGGCGAGCCCTATATTCCACATAGCGTTTGGGGTGCCAGGCAAGATGTCTATGGACTTCTGGAGATGCTCTATAGCTTGCTTTGGGTTGCCGCGCCCTACATAGCATGAGCCTAGGTTGGCCCAGTATTCAGCTAGATTTTTGTCGGCGCGAGCTTTGTCGTTTTCACATTTAGCAAGGTATGCCGGAGAAGATGCAATCTCCACTGCCCGGGTAAAGCAGATAACACACGCTTCGATATCGCCTAGGATTCGATAAGCTGATGCCATATTGTTTAAGCATTCATCAAAATTTGGCTGCAACTCAAGAGCTTTTTCATATGCCATAGTGGCAAAGGCATATTGTTTCTTGCCGTAATACAGGCACCCTAGGTAGTAATACAAAATATGTGCTTTAGGGTTTAAATCTAAAAGATAGGTAAGTTTTTTTTCGGCTTTGTGGAATTCTTTTTTTTCAATGTGGTAAAAGGCTTCGACTGCCATCTCTCGCAGGTTTTCGTATGCCATGTACAAAATCCATTTTAGTTGTCCATTGTTTAACATAATGGCAAACAAAATGCCCAAGCACAAGTACCCCGACAACCCAGGGTACTCATACAGGACAACTTTATACCATTGACATAGAACCTATCTAGCTCGGATTCATGGTGTAAATTACGTTTAGGGCAAACTCAAAGCTTGATGTTGCGGTACCAAGGGTCAAGCCTGCAACCAAGTATGCATACTGTGTTGCTTGCGTGTCTGTGATACTAACAATATAAGGAAGCTTTAAAGCTGACGCTACGTTATTTTGGCCTTGTGTAACCTGGCTCATAAAAGCAGACAGTGTTAGCACTTGGTCTTTAATACCCATATCTACTGTGGCAGTAGCCGCACCGGTGGAATGCGCTTCAGACAAATAACAAATGGACGCGCCATTTGGTATCCGGCAGAATTGCACGCGCACGGCGTTGGCGCTTGCGGTGATGTCAGTAGTATTAGTGTTATTAAAACGTACTGAGCGGGCTATTGTGCCCGATGGCATGTCTCTGGCAACGGTCGACATAGCTGTTGCAGTTCTAGTGGTAGTCATTTATATCTCCTAGGTTGTTCCAGCTTGGCCAGAGGTTATCAATGCAATCGTTCCGAAATCCTGGCTATTAAACACAGTTTTCTTCCCGCCCCAAATCATACCTGCAGCTACACCTAGCTGATTGCCGTAGTCGAACAATTCCTCTACCCAACTTACTTTATTTCCAGCAGAGTCTTGACCAAACGCTAGTACTGCAGCTTGCGCGCCTGCAAATACGCCGCGATAAGCCCCAGCTACAACGCTCGGGACCCTTGTGGACTCATGGATAATAACGTTGTTGTACATTCCAAGGGCGCCCGTAAAAATGGGGTTCTTAGTGATTTCCCCACCAGTTAAGGCAGCTTTCTGGATGTCAAACCATTGTCCAGCGTTAGCGTTAGTACGCAATGCTGTTACTTGGTAAGGGTGCAAGAAAAGCACATAGTAGTCTTCGCCCATCATGCGAATTGGTCTAATGCATGGAGAGTTCAATTTAGCTTTTTCTAATACGAAATCGATAAATTGGATCTTCATAACGTTAGATGCAGTTGCAGATGCAACCGCAGTTTCGTCCGCTACACCGTTAGCGTAGTAAACGTTATTGCTAGATGGTGCTGTTGGCGTGTTGTTACAAGCAACTCGTGTATCGGCGCCTGAAACCCCTGCTAACTGGTTGAAGAAACCAAGGTCAAATGCTTGTGCATACCAGTCAGATAATCCGATCTGAGCTTGTTCTCGTACAGAGAATGGCACGCGTTGTTCAGACATTTTACCGCCTGAGCGAACAGCATTACGAAGTTGGTTGATATAAAGGTTATCGGTATATACCTGCAACGCTTCTTCATTACCTTCTAGTGTGGAGTCGCCTTGCACACCAAGAGCAGTTAACTGCATGCGTAATGGCACTGTGATTCTATCGCCTGGACCTTTTTGGGTGTCGTCTAGCAATTGAATCATCGAGTTATCGTCATTGCCGATGAATTTGTACATCCAAGTTTGTTTTAGAGCTTCTTGGAAAAGCTTACGCGACCAAAGTTTGACCGCGACTGGGCTGTTAACGCCCCATTCACTGACCGCCATAGTAAAATCCTTTTACTGTTGCGCTAATAAAAAAACTCAATCAAGCCTGCTGGCTTAACATCCCTAGTTTCTGTTTTTAGCGCCCAGTCGGCGGATTACTTACCATAGCTTGTAAGGCAGCAGTGCTTTTAGCGAGCACCCAACGGTATTTTTAGTATAGCTGGTGACTTAGGACTTGCAAGGATGCTATATTTTACATGCGCATCAACGGGGTCGTTCCTGTAGCGTCATTTGGCTGGCTGGCTGACG